CGGCGAATGAGTCGACGCAGGGGGCGATGGAGCGAGCCGCGAGGATGATGCGGCGTGCCGCGTTCTCCTCCACCTCGGGGAAGTCCTCGGGTGTGATCATCTCCACCGCCCCCTGTCATTCACTCGGCGGTCTCGCCGTCGACCTTGACCGCCTCGATGAGTCCGACACCGAGCAGGTGCCGCGCGTTCCCCTCGTCGAGCTGGTCGGCGGAGAACACTCCGCCGCGCGAGACGTAGCGCTCGTGGCCTTCCTTGCGGATGACCGCTGCGGCTCCGATGACCCGGTAGCCCTTCTTCGCCACCGCCATCAGAGGCCCGTGCCCGTCAGTTGGACGCCGGCGAGCGGCTCGTTGACGATCGGGACGGTGACGCGGCGCGCGCGGAGCTCGTACTTGTCGTTCCCCTTGGCTCGGTCGCTGGCGACCTCCACCTTGGATCCTGCGACCGAACGGAACTCCGGCGACTGGATGTTCTCGTCCGCCATGCCGCCGAGCTGGTCTCGGTCGACGAGCATGGGGTTGTCGGACGTGTAGAACGGCGAGGTGGCCCAGGTGAAGCCGAGCGCATCCACGGGAATCTGGCCCGTGATGACGATGTTGCCCTGTTCGCGCGGGAGCGCCTTGTCGTCGATCAGCTTGCCGATGACCTTGGCGAACTTCGCGGGCTTCAGCACGACCGTGTCGAGGTTCAGGCCGGTTCCCATGTCGGCGCGCTCGCCCGAGATCGCCAGAAGCGCCTCGGCCATCGCGCCGGTAGTGGACCAGGTGGCGGACGCGTAGGTCGTGGTGACCTTCGACATGATGATTGCCATCGCGATCGTGTCGACGTCTCGGATCACGCTGTTGGTGAGGCGACCCAGACCCTTGTTGACGTAGGTGATCCCCTCGCGGGAGATCTTCTCGTCGGTGATGTCGGTGCCGAGTCCGCGCTTGTCGGTCTTGGCGGCCGCGATCTCGCCCGACGTGAGGACGGTCTTCGGGTACGACGCGCCGGGAGCGATCGATTCCGGAGCGTCGGCCGTGAAGATCTCCTCGCCGGTCTCGTAGAAAATCCCGCCGCCGCGCGCCTCGTAGTTGCCGGTGAGCAGGAAGTCGGCGATGAACCGCATCTTCGACAGCTCGGCGACGCGCTTTGCGATGATGTTGGGGTTGGACAGCAGCAGATGGATCTGCGCCGTGGTGAGCGTCCCCTCGGGACGGGCCACCGGGTAGGTGTAGGAAGGCATTCCTCGATCCCCTCTTAGCTGATCGCCGTGATGATGTCGCCGTCGGCTGCTGCCGCGGTGAGTGCGACGGCGAACCGGTTGGTTCCCGCGTCGTCGACCTTGCCGCCCGCGAGCGTCCCGATCGTGGCCCCGGCCGCGATCGCGGCGCCCGCCACCAGGCGGTGAACGGCCCCCTTGAGCGGGTAGATCGTGACTCGCTCGCCGCTCGCCGCGTCGAACCCGGCGACGCCGACCAGCGTCTCGGCGACCGCGTCCGCGCCGGCGTGCGCGACGGTCCCGGCGCCGGACACGACCAGCACGCGGCCGCCCGTCACGGCTGCCGACGTGGGAAGGGTGAACGGCTGTCCAGCCTCGTGCTTGGGCAGGTAGTCGGACATCTCAGGCCTCCTCTTCGGTGGAGCCGAACGCGGCGCTGTACAGCGCATGGTCGGCGTCGTCGATCGCGTCGACCTTGCCGATCTCGGTCACGTTGACCGTGTTCTTCGCCAGGGAGGCGATGAGCGCGGTCGCGTTGGTCTCGTCGGCGTCGAGCATGGCGCGGAAGTGCGCCTGCGACGCCGAGGTGATGCGCCCCTCGCGGAGCGCGTTGTCGATGATGCCGTCGCGGCGGGTCGCGTCCTGCGCGGCACGCATCTCGGCGACCGCGCGGGCGCTGTTCTGCAGGTCGGCGAGGACGGTCGCGTCGATCGCGACGGTCCCCTCCGGCAGCGCGGCCGTCACGGTGGTGTTCTCGGGCTGCTCCGCGAGCACCTCGTCGAGGGCTGCGAGCAGCGTCTCGTCGGTGGCGTCGGCATCGGTCACACCGAGCCGCTCGCGAAGGCCAGCCGTCAGATCGCTGTAAGCCACAGCGTTCTCCTTTCGGTTGGGGTCACCCGGCTCGGTCGAGTCCGGGAGCTTGGGGGCGCGCGCGGCGTACCGGATGACCCGGGCGGCGGCGCGATCTTCGGGTTCTTCCTCGTCGGGGATGAGGATGATCTGCTGCTCGTCGTCGCCGACGGTGGAGGACTCACCCGCGTCGGGGATGTCTGCGACTCGATCCGCGAGACCCATGTCGACGGCATCCGCGGCCGTCAGCCACGTCTCGGCCTCGAGCAGCGCGGGCCAGTCCTTCTCTCCCGCCTTCGCGGTGTAGATCTCGGCGAGCGAGCGGTCGAGTCCCTCGAGGACCGCGGCCTCCTTGCGCATGTCCGCAGCGTTGCCCCACACGATCGTGGAGGTGCAGTGGATCATCATCTGTGTGCCGGGGGACATGACCGTCTCGTCGGCACCGGTCGCGATGACCGACGCCGCCGAAGCAGCCAGACCGTCGACGACCGCGGTGACCTTGGCCTTGTGGGCGCGGAGCAGGTTCTTAATCGAGATGCCCTCGAAGACGTGCCCGCCGGGGCTGTTGATGCGCAGGATGATCTGCGTCACCGAGTCCGGCAGCGCGTCGAGCACACCGCCCACGTCCTTGGCGGAGATGCCCCAGAACCCGCCCCACGAATCGATCGGCCCATACAGGCGGATCGTGGCGATCTCGGGAGCGTCGCCGGAGGGCTTCGGGCCGACGACGGCGTCGAAGAACTCGCGCTTCGTCTTGGGTACGTCCTGGCTGCCCCAGAATCGGTTCGGCCATGTCTCGGTGCGGGTCATGCCGCCACCCCCTGTTGTGCGTTCGGAAGTCGGTCCACATCCGGACCGTCCCCACTGATGTCTGCTCCGGCTCGCCGGATGAGGTCGCGCGCCTCGTCCTGCCGAAGAGGAACCTTGTCGGTCGCGAGGTACACCTTCTGCGCCGTCTCCGCGGCACGCCGCGCGATCTCGGCGTCACTCAGTCCGCCGTCCAAGGCCGCACCCTCCAGCACGTCTTCCACGGGAAGGCCCCAGCGATCTCGGACGTAGGCCTTCAGGTGGTCGTCGACCACCAGCGCCTTGCACTCGATCAGCAGCTTCAGCACCTCGGCGGTGACCTGCTGGCGTTCCCCGATCGGAGCCGGCACGAGTCGCGGCGCCGGTTCCTCCGGCCCCCAGTTGAGGTCGACGAGGTCTTCGATGACGTGCTGGTTGAACACGTCCGCGACGAACTCTGCGATCGTGTTCAGCGAGTCCGTGAAGAACCCGCCCAGGACGTCGCTCAGCGCGTACGAGCCCTTCGAGCTGTCGCCGCCGAGGTTGAGGAAGTGCGCGAGCACCGCGCGGGCGATCTGCTCGTCGTAGTACCGGATGGCCTTATCGAGGTTCGGAAGCTGCCCCTCGACGCCGACGAACTTGAACGCGCCGCCGTGCCCCACGGAGAGGCCCGCCTCGTCGCCGGCGCGTGCCGCCTTGACGAGCTCTTCGCCGCGCTCGATCTGCGCGTCCATCCACTTGAGAGCCTCTTCGGCGTCCATGTCCGTGGGCCACTCAGGCGCCTCGAACACCGGGATGCCGAGTCCGTTGCGTTCAGCGGTGAGCGCCTGGATGCGAAGGATGCGGTCCTTCAGCAGCGCCATCTTGTAGGCCGCCCGCAGCAGGGACTCCCCGACCCAGTTGCCGCCCTCGCGTTCGTTGACGTACGCGACGAGCGCGCTCACCGGGATCGGCTCGCTCACGCCGAACTGCTCGATCGACTCGAGCCCGCCGTCGCGCGCAACCTGGATCTTCTGGATGGTCCGCGGCGGCCGCCAGGCGAGCTTGCTCAGGTTCGTGCGGCGGGTCGCATCGACGTCGTACACCTGCTCGAAAAACGAGTGCCCGTAGACGAGGCAGAGCAGCGAGAGCCGTAGGTGCTCCTTGAACGAGAACCGCCCCTTCATGCGACGCGGCGACTCGTTCGGCTTGCCCTTCACCGGGACACCGATGTTCCGGCTGACGAAGTCTGTGACCTCGTCACGGCATCCCGCCCCGTCGAGCGCCCAGTCCGTCCGGATCACCGGCAGCGTCACCGCCCGGATCACCGACTTCACCTGAGGGTCTTCGCGGCGCATCCGGTCGAACACGTTCACCGAATTCGGCCACATCAGATCCGGGTTCGTCTCGTGAGTCTCCTCGACGATTGACGACCATCCGATGATTCCCCACGCGCCGACCTGATAGCCCTTCTCGGTCACGTCGGCCTCCTAGAACTGGATCGTGCGCAGATTCGCTTCGCCGCGCGGGGTTCCCGCCTGGATCACACGCGGTGCCGGCGGTGCCGGCGTGGACTTCTTCGGCGACGCCTCGGACTTGAGCACGCCCCACAGCGCCCACGTCACCGCCTGCGCGATCGTGATCGGCTTCGTCGGGTCGGACTGCTCCCATGTCCGACCTCCGCGAGGGAAGTTGCGGGTGGTGGCGAATTCCAGCGACTTGGTCACTTCGGCCTGATCGCGGTGGGGCACCATTCCGGCGTTCACCCACTCGATGAACAGAGCGTGCGCAGCGGCAATCTCATCGACCGTCATGGCGATGTACTTGATCTTCGCCTTGTCGAGTGCGGCGACCACGGCGACGGCGTTCTTCGGATCCAGGACGACCGTGACGCGGCCGTACTCCGCCTTCAGCTTCTTCAGCATGGGAGCTACCCACATCGTTCCGCTCTGTGACCAGTGGTGCTCCACGGCGATGCGATCGTCTCCTTGGCGAACAGCCTTGCCGATCGTCGTAGCACCACCGCCAGCGGTAAGCGCCAACGCGAGGATGACCCCTTTGCCCTGCACGGATGCGGTCGAGTCAACCTTCTCTTTCCACATATCGAGGTCGAGATCCGACAACGCCTCGACGACTTCAGCGCGCCGGGAGGGCCAGATCGACAGGCGTTGACGAGCGAACGCTTCCGGGCTCGTCTGGCCCATGCGATTCCAGGCGTCCTGCACGGTCTTCCACGCAAGGCGGATGCCGAGACCCGGGTTCCCCTGACGCCACACCTCGGGGTCGCCGAGATCGATCTTCGCGGCGGTTTCCGGATCGTCCGACCCCACCGGGGTGTGCTCAATCCAGCCCGTTCGATCGAGCCCCCCGGAGCGTCCGCGATCGCGGAGGCCCTCGAAATATTCGCCGTCCTGATCCTCTTTCGGGACGGTGCCCGTGAAGAGCACCTGCAGGTTGGGACTGGCATCCGACGCCGGGAGAAGAGCCTCGAGGATGGTCAGCGGCGAGTGCTGCGCCTCGTCGATGATCAGGACATCGAAGGAGACGCCGACGCCTGCCGCGCCGGTGCGCGTGAAGAACACGAGGCGGTTGCCGTTCTTCAGCTCGATCGCCATGTTGCCGTTGCCGGTCGAAATTCCGGTGATGCCCTGGGCGGTCTGCTTCCCGCCGCCGACCAGCTCGGCGCGGAGGATCGGAGAGGCGAGAATGATGCGGCGGGCGCGTCGGAATGCCTCTCGCGCCGTCGGCCCTTCGTGTGCCGTGTGGCCGATGAGCTTCGGCGCGCCGTCCTCGCGAGGCCACAAGTACAGATGCGCCAACTCGTACGGGAGCAGGATGTTGCCCTTGCCCTGCTGGCGCGAGACGAGGATGCCGAACTCGGTCGCCGCCCACTGCCCGTCCTCGTCGACGGAAGCGATCGCCTCGAGCGCACCCTCCTGCCACGGATCGCACACGATGTTCGCGAGGTCGCAGATGTCGAGCACGTCATCGACGAGCGTGTCGGCCCTACTGAGCGGAAGCGCCCTGACCCGAGGTTCTTGCAGCCCGAGCAGCTCGGGCTTGGGCGAGTTGATCGGCAAGGGTCAACTCCTTCGGCGCTTCGGCAGGACCGCGCACGGCCGCGACGGCAGCGCGGAACTCCCGGGCGATCGGTGCCAACCGAGTCGGGTCGTCAGCGGCGATCTTCTTGAATGCCGTGCGCAGCGTGTCCACGATCAACTGCATGTCATCGGTCGGGGCGTCGCTCGGCTTCTCCCCCTCCGGATCCGGCTCGAACGTCGGCCCCTTCGGCGCGCCCGGCTTCTTCCGGCTCGACGAAGCCCGACCCGCGTCAGTGTGAGCCCGTCGGCACGCCGCATCCGGCTCCACACCCTCGCGAAGATGCCGACGGTAGGCCGCGTCAGTGCCACAGGGGGCCTTTGGGCGTCCCATCGCATTCCCCCTCGTCCCCGAAGAATTCCCCCATGCGCGTTTTTCACCTGCGGAGAGAGCTGCCAGGACCGTGCGGGAGGTGGGCAGCACCCAGGGGGCCTGGTATTTTTCCAGGCCCCCTGGGTGGCTGTCAGCGTGTCGGGCGGGTGAGGTCTCGCCAGGCGGTCAGGAGCGCGTCCCATGACGATCGGTTCATGGGTTGGCTCCCCCTCGGCCTAACGTCTTGCCCGGCATGCCGCTATGCGCAGGCGTCCCCACTCGCGTGCATGCCGGGTTCCTAGGTGTCCAGTCGTGGACAGGTCAGGCCGCGCGCGACGGTCCCTGAGGCGGGCTCGATCATCGGCCCGTCCATGCAATCTCTCGCGCGCGGTGGTCTATGTGGCGGCCCACACCTCTGGGGCCGCGTTGTCCCCCTTCCGGGCGTTGCAGTCTCGGTGCATGGGCACGAGCACCTGGCCGACGAGCCGGCCACCGTTCGCGAGCGCGTTGTCGTGGTCGGCGGTGAAGCTGCGCTTGTGGGTGGGTGGGAGGGTCGTGTCGATCTGCTCGCCGCATCCCCAGCCCGACGTGGAGCCGTATCCGCATGGGAGGTTGTGTGCGTGCGTACGGCGCTTCAGCGCGGCCTGCGCGCGACGGTAGGCACGATGGCCCTTCCCATCGCGGATGCTGCGACTGCTCACGACCGCTTCACCTCGGCGATAGCGCCGATGCACCCCAGGGCGCACCCAGCCGCGACGGCAGCAGTCCACGCCCACGCAGGGATCGCGGCAACGACGGCGCCAAGGAAGTCGAGCAGGTAGTCGGTCACGGTCAGTCACTCCCCCGCACGATCGTCTCGCCGTCGTCTTCCGACACCTGTCCAGTAGTGGACACCTCGGGGCGATCGGGAGTGCTCACCGTCGACCTCCGCGCTTGGCCTTCCGTCGGCGCGCTACGGCGGCGGTGTGCAGTCGGTCGCGGCGCTCGGTGTCCTCCTGGAAGATGCGCCGCTCGGCGGCCGCAGTGGCTGCCCAGCGCCAGACTTCCATCGGCATGGGTGTTCTCAGCCGCGCGTCGGCCAGGCGAAGCGGCGGTGCCCCTCGCCTGCGCTTACAGAGGTCACCCAGAGCGTGTCGTTGCCGTCGAGGAAGACCTGCCCGTTTACCGACGACTCGGGCGTCGTGCCCCACGTCTTGACGATCAGCATGGGCAGCACGTCACCGGCGTTGGCTGGGTTGCCGGCGTGCACCTGGAAGCCGGTCGGCTTCTTCGCGATGCGGGGGTCGTTGTAGGGGTTCGCCTGGTAAGCGAGGCGGTCGGCACGACGACGGTTGATCGCCTCGGCGTCGCTCTCAGAGAGCGTGTACAGCACGATGCGTCCGACGGTCGGGATGGGGTTCTGGGTGGTGTTGGACATGGTACGACTCCTTCGAGAGCTTGATGCGGTCGGTACTCAACCTCGCGATGGCGCGAGGAAGTCTTTTGCCGCGAGCATCCGGGGTCTCGCCCACACCCGGATGCCCGCGCTTCACGATTGAGTGAGCCGTGGAGTAGGCGTGTGGCGACGCCTCGTTCTACGTTTGGAATCCCGAGCAGGGGCGCCGGCTATAGGCCTGAGGCCAGGGCCGACGGTGGTTCCGCCGCGACGCGGACCCCTGCTCGGGAAGACAGCGTCCCGACAGCCCATCACCGCTCCGACATGCACGTCAGCCTGGCGTGTCGACGACGCGGGCGCGGGCGAAGGGATGTGAGCGTGTGGTGTCGGGACGAGCCCCTCGGCGAAGAGCACCAACTCCGAGGGAAGAGAATGCACCCAGACATGACGAAAGCCCCGCCGGGTGGGGCGGGGCTTTCGTAGAGTCAGTGGTTGTGCAAGGCACAGCCTAGCACGGATGGTGGAAACGCTGGAAACGCTTAGATTGCGGCGCGTCTAGCGACCACGGGCAAAGAAGACGGGAGGGAGTTCGCGCGTCACTTCCACTTCGGTCGAAGGCTCTTCAAGAGAACTAAAGCGAGTTGCCCCCAGGTCGATGTGCTGCCCCCGCACCCGCCCTATGATTCGCCGGGTCTCCTGGCTGCCAACGCGCTCGTCAGATGGGGACTGGGGCGAGTTAGCCTTGTACGTACCGACCGGCCCAACCCACCACGAGGTGACGGTGGACTCAATGGTGGGGCCGTCTATCCAAGACAACTGCTCAGGCAGCTCTGGAAAGTCCCGTCGCAGGTCCGACTCATTCACGATGCTCATACTCCCACTTCCTCATGCCATCTGGTCTCCACGGTGGTCACGACGTACCCCCAGACGACGGAACACTCGGTCGCGGATGGACAGGGCAGTCATGAGGTCGGACGCCGCACACGCAGACGAGAGTGACGTGCGCTCCGCATCCGCACCAGGCGTGCGAGCAGTCCCAGACGCAGGCGCAGCGTGTGGCCATCGTCATGATGCACCCCCAGACGACGGAACACTCGGTTCGTGACACACGCCGTCGTGGTGCACCTCCGCGCGCTTCGACCGCTCCACGAGGTCGCGCGCCTTCTCGTCACTAACGCTCTCGCGAGCCACCACCGAGTCCGCGTCGCCGAACGACGAACGATCAATCAGGCCGTTGGTACGCTCGGCGTGCATCAGCTTGGCTACGGTCCGGAGGGTGTCGCGCACCCCTTCGCCGTAGGAGTCGGGCGCGGGATTGGCGTATACGGGCAAAGCCAGCGTCCTTTCGACCCACGCCAACGTGTCGTTCTCAGGCATCACGACCTCCCTTCCGCGTGCTCGGGATCCTGCACACTCGAACCGGGACCCGGCCGGTGATCCCATGTCCGATCTCCGGGCCAGAAGGTCCACACGTCCGTGCATCGCGCGCCCTGCCACCTCTGTACCTCTGTGTGGCGGATGCGCTCCTGGAAGTCGTTGCTCCCGGCGTACTCCCTGGCGCGTCCCTGCCGCGCCCCGACCTTCGCGGCTTCGAGCGAGCCGTGGACACTCCAGATCACGCTGTCTTCGTCGTAGTCCTGAGCCGGGTCGAGGACAACGAATGCGACGTGTAGCGCGCTCACGATGTGCGCCCATCCACGTGGTTCTCGGTCTCGGGCTTTGTCTCGGTTCCCGAGCCCCAGCAGCGCGTGCAGATGCCCGCGAATGCGTGGCGAGGACTCACGCGGCCGGTCCCGCCGCACCCTCGACAGGTCATTTCGCGCCCCCATCCACGTGGTTGGTGGGTTGGGTGTTCTCGGCGCTCACGAGCGGGCCTGCCGTGCGGCGTTCCAGAATCCCGGCAGCGTCTTGTCGAGCGCAGATTCCAGGGCCTCGTGCCAGACACGCGGGTCTGACCGCATGAGGTTGCGAGCTTCGAGCTTCACGCCCTCGATGAGTGCATCCCGAGTCGCCTCGGCGTCGGTGACCGGCCCGCGCGGGCGAACCTCGCGGATGAAGGCGATCGCCCGCATAACTCGGTCAGCGTCGATGAGGTTCCGGGTGCGCTTCATCCATCCGACCGTCGCGGTCAGCTCGTCGATCAGCGCTTCGCGTGAGTCGTCGGTGGGCGGGGAAGACAGGGCAGCGAGCACGGCGTCCGTGAGCCGCTTGCGCAGCGGAGCCATGTCCTGTCCCAGAAGGCGAGCCTGTACCCTCTCCGGGAAGTTCGATGCGTTGCAGACGACCGGGCCGATGGCTCGGTCGATGGTGTCGCGGATGGTGGTCATGCGGTCACCGCCTCGTAGGTCGCGGCGAAGATGTCGGGCTTGCAGGGATAGAACTCGCCCTGCACGTCCCGGATGATCCAGTCGCCCGGAGAGGCCGTCATGGCTCCCTCGAGGGTGTGAATGACGATGGCCGTCGCGTGCAGGTCGTAGTCGAGATTGCCCTTGCCGAACCAGAACGCGGAATCGTCTCCGTGGTAGCCGCGAATCCAAGCCGCGATGCTCTGTCCGTCGTCATCGGTGTTGAACTGTCGCGCTTCGATCTCGACGGGCTTCTTACGGTATTTCCCTGTGGTGGTCATGCGGTCTTCCTTCCTTCGGTGCTCTTCCTGCGGCCACGGCGTGCCCGCATACGCTTCTCGGTCGCGATCACGTCCGACTCCCGGAACCGGTCGAGGCGTGGCTTCAGCTCGCCCCACGCGACCCAGTTGCGGATCGTGCGGGTCGTCACCCCGGCGCGAGCCGCTGCCTGCTCCTGCGTCAGCCACATATGCACGCCCCATTCACCGCACGAGCCGTGAAACACTCGGGGCACACCGACGACGGCGGCAGCTCGGACGGGGCCGGCGGGATGATCCGCAGGGTCGGACGGTATGCCGTCGCCGCCGCCGGGAGCGGCTCGCGCGCGGGTGCCGGCGCACCGCGACCCACGACCGCGGGCGGCTCCGTGTCGGGCACGAGCTCGGCGAACACCTCGGCGTAGAAACCGTCGTCCTCGCGGTCGTCGGACTCCCACTCGCACGTCGTGCACCGGTACACCGCGGCGTCACCCTTCCGTCTCGGCGGGCGGACACGCACGGTCTTGCAGTCGCACTCCGGGCACGGTGACTTCGCCCACCGCGGGTGATCATCCAGCGGCCACTTCCCCAGGGCGTCCACCACGGACCACCACTCCGGCTCCCCCGAGTGACGGTGCAGCACAGCATCCGCGAGGTCCGTGATCTCCGTGCGGTTCGCGAGGTGGTCGAACTCGGCGAGGATCGCCTGCAGATACAGATCCGCGTCATCGAACGCCTCCGCTGTCTCCGTCCCCGCAGCCAGGCCGACGCGGCCCGTGAGGCTCGGGTCAACCACGGCCGCCCAGCCCTGCAGCATCCGCATCAGGTCATCCGACGCGTCGATCAGGTCGGCTGGCACGGGCGCCGGGATGTCCGGGCGTGACGAGGACACCATGACCCGGTCGTAGACCGCGGCCTTCAGCGGGTCCGCGAGTGAGCGGAGGTGCGCGATCAGGTCGGCCGACTCCCCAAGTAGGCGGCGGATGCGGCGGTAGCAGCCCTCACATAGCAGCACACCGTCACGAGCCATGCGCGGTGCGCAGCCCGAGCACCGCGGCGGGGTGTTCGCTAGCTGCGACACGTACTCCACCGCTTCGTCTGTCATCCCGAACCAGGGGCATGTCGCGAAGTGCACATCTCGGACGGTGCATCCACGGATACACGCTCGACCCGAGCCGCCCGCAGTCACCGTGACCATTCCATCGCGATGAACCGGCCGCGCGGACGGTCCGCGAGCATATCCGGCTCGCCCTCGACCAAACCAGCTTCGAGCTGGCGCTTCGTCCACTCCACGGCCGATCTGGCATCCCAGTGCCACCCATGCTCACCGCAGTAGCAGGGGCTGATCTTTGCCCACTGCCATTCCGGTTCGTCGTTCACCGCGAAGTTGGTCGGACAGTCGCCGCTCTCGAACATGTCGCCGTAGCGGTAGCCGGTCTCGTCGTCGAGGTGCCGCCAGATGTCGAGCATGAGCATGTCGAGGTCGGGCAGGTTGCGGTATTCGAGCCGCACCACGATCTGCCCCTCGTCCAGCATCTGAACCTTCATCGTGCGCTCCCGTTCTCGTCATGGGCTGTCTCTTCGCGCGGCTCCGCGCGCAGCTTCGTTCGGTAGTTCGCGACGGTGCTCGGGTGGCATCCGATCGCTCCGGCGATGTACTCAGCCGTCTTGCCCGCTTCGGTGAGGCTGCGGATCACTTCCTGTCCACGTTCGGTGAGTCGAACAGCGTGACCCGCCTTGCCGTTCGTCATCTGTGCCCGCTCCTCCGCGGTGAACAGTGGTGGCACTGCGGGCATGTTCGGGTTCGGTGCGCCCACGACGGCATCCGTCACACGGCGCTCGATCAACTCCCGTGCCGTCACCTCGCGGCCCAGCAGATCCGACGCCCGCTTCGCCGCCGCATGGATCGCCCGCACCGTGTGAACGTGGAGGTGGATCGTGATGGGGATGCGGAAGTCACCGCTACTGGTCGTCATTGCCTTGCCCCTTCCCTGCTCAGAACGGCAAGTCGTCTGCGCCTGGCACCTGCCACGCGGCGACCGCTTGCTCCCTGGTGATCTCTCCACGCATGAACCCCTCGTGGATCTTCCGCGCCCCGGCGCACGCCCCGCAGGGGATGAGTCCGGTGTTGTGCGGATGCTTCGGGCAGCCAGCCGGGGGCACCCCATCCGGCGCCTCCCACCACACCCCGCTCCCCCCTTCCCCTCTCGCCGGAGACGCCCCGGAGACGCCCCGCAGGTCGCCCCAGGTAGTGCTCTGGGCGGACACCGGGCCCGGGTCTGGTTCGGGGTGTCTCGACCCGTCGCGGCCGTCGCACGACACGAATGCCGCCCACGGGACCGGGTTGATCTGCATGAAGATGCGCCGTCCCGACGTGTAGAGGACCAGCCATCCCTCGTCCTCGAGGGCGAGCAGCCACTCGTCGACCTGCTTCACCGTGACGTCCTCGTCGAACTCGAACAGCGTCTCTCGCAGTGTTGATGAGGACGCGATCTCCCGCCCCAGCTGATCGACGTACATCAGTAGTTGCATCAAGAACAGGCGCAGGTCCCTCGGGAGTGACAGGAACCGCTCGTCGCGGTTCAACGCTTCGAGCTTGAACTTCCTCGCTGGCGTGAACGGCATGTACGGCCTTCCTGAATTCGGTGATTGCCGCGCCGACCATGTCGGCCGCGACGGTGAAGCACTCCGAGAAGCCACGGCCGCGAGGCAGCAGCGAGCGGGCATCCGAGTGGTGGGCGAACGTGCGCGGGAAGCGGGCTGCAAACGCCTTGAGCGCCGCTCGCTCCCACCCGACGGGCGTGTCCCGGACGAGCACGAGCAGTTCCGCGCCCGAGTCAACGAAGGATCGGACCCGGCGGGAGTGTCGGCATCGGCCGACCTTCATCACGCCACGCTCGCGCCAGTAGACGACATAGGTCATCGCGAACTCCGGCATGCTCATCGCGCACCCGCCTTCTCGTCTCGGCGGGCGTCAGCACGCCACTCCGCGTGCTCTCCCTTGTCCTTCGAGCACAGCCCGAACCGGTCGAGCTTGAGCACTCGCTGACCGCAGAGAGCACACGTCGGGAACGCGGCGTGCGCCCGGTCGATGCGGGCTGACTCGCGCGCCCACTCCCGGGTGACGTGCTCACGGCGGCGATCGTCGAGCTTCCAACCCTTGTCGTTCGTCGACCACCCACCGTCACGCAGCGCGGCGACGTCGGCGGTGCAGCAGCCGAGAGCGCAGACCGCGCCCGGGACTCTCGTCGGGGCGGTCATGCTGCCAACGCCCATTCGACAGCCGGCACGCCGGGGCGGGCGAGCATGATCCGCAGTGCCGCGATGGCCTGACGGTGGACGACCCCGTTGCCGCACACCTTGAGCTGCTCGGCGCGGGACAGGCCGATGACGGATGCCGTCACCCACCCGTAGGGCCAGCCCATCATCCACTCGGTCAGTTCCGGGTTCAGACGAGCCTTCCCACCCTTCCCATCCATCCGCACTGGCGACGGTGCCGGCCGGCCGAGAACCGTCTCCCATCGTGCGATTGCGCCGGCATAAGGCCCCCAGTCCGCAGCCACGCGATGGACGGCGATCTCGTCCAGCTCTCCCGCGCGCTTCGAGTTAAGGGCCTTCCTTCGGTCTGGGTCAGATGCGCCCCGTCCATGCTTGTCGCCCAGGCGGGCGGTTGGTGTCGGGAGCACCTTCACCTGATCTATCACACGGTCCATCGCAGCGCGGAAGTCGCCACTGATCTGACCGTGCGCGGCCGGCGAAGATGAGCCGACCATCGGCGTCGGGAGGAGTTGGGCGATCCCCGGCAGGATCGGCTCGCCCCGTCCGTTCACGTCATTGCCGTGCGCGTTCGACACCGACGGCGTCGGAAGCAGCGAGGCGATACCACCCAGCGTCGGCGAACCGTCACCGTACGTGCGTCCGGGGCCGCCGTGCTCGCCCTCGCTCGCGGTTGGTGTCGGTAGCAGTTGCACTGCTATCGGCAGCGGCATGCCCATGCCATTCCCGTTGACACGGGTCGCCTTCACCCGCTCGCGTCGCGCGAGCCAGGACTCGGTGCTCTCGCCGTCGTTCATCACGACCGTCGGCGTCGGGAGCAGCACTAGGTCGCGTGACGTGGATTCGGCACCGTCCCCAGCTTCGTCCGCACGACTGCATCCGTCAGCGTCACGTCCGAAGGCGTCGAACCGCCCGACTCTTTGAAGTCCATCACGGTCGGCGTCGGAAGCAGGGGTGCGCTCTTGGGGCCACGCGAGGATGAAGACGCGGAACCTGCCGTGCGGGGCGCCGACGTCGGACGCCGGTAGACCGCACCACTCCGCATCGAACCCGAGGTCGGCCAGGTCCCGGAGAACTGTGTCGATTGCTCGCCGAACAAGTCCTCGCTCTCGGTCGCGGACACGAACCGCCCGCTTACGGGATCGCGCCAGGCGAACGGCTGCTCTCCTCCACTCGACGACATGAGGTGTCCTTCCTTCGCGACGGCGGGCCGGGTTGCCATGAAGGAACCGGTCTGTCATGCGGATGAGTTGGTCGATCCGCTTCACTTCGGCGTCGGCTTCGATGAGGTCGGGGTGCCACGGCTCACCGTCGGCAGAGAGGAGGCCGCGGACGTTCTCGATGACCACCCAATCGGGGCGGAGAGCGTCTATGGCCTTTACGTACTCGGACCAGAGGCCCGAGCGGGTGCCGTCCTGCATGCCGCGCCGAGCTCCGGCGAGAGACACGTCCTGGCAGGGGAATCCGCCGGCGAGTACCTGCACGCGGGGGGCGGCGGTCCAGTCGACCTTCGTGACGTCGCCGAAGTTCGGGACGTCCGGGAAGTGGTGGGCGAGCACTTTTGACGGTGCCTCGTCGAACTCGCAGAACCATGCAGGCCGCGTGCCGAACACCTCGTCGACCGCCATACCAAGGCCGCCCACGCCAGCGAACAACTCGCCCGACATGGGTTGTCCCATCGCCGCGACGATCTCCTCGACCGACATCTCGGCGAGCATCTGCGCGGTCATACCGCTGCTCCCGTCGGTTCGGGCGCGACGGGCGGCTCGAGCGACCATCCGCCCTCGTCGTCGAGGTACACCAGGCGACCGCCTGCCATGTACAGGCGGACGGGTATGAGCGTGGGATCCTCCCACGAGTTGACGGCGAACCCGTCCTCACGAGCGAGGTCGGGGTGATGGTGCGCCCACCCGTGACATCCCGTCGTCCCGGAGCCGCACATGAGCAGGCCGTTCGATACCTCGTCGCCACCGCCGCGGGACTTGTACTTGCGGTGGTGGCGGGAACCGTTCTCCCAGATGCCCTTACCGCAGCGGGCGCAGGACTGACCCTCCCGCTTGTCGATCTTGATGTTCCGCTCACGGAGGGCGGAGCCGGAGTAAGCGATGGCGGGACGGTTGATCATGATGCGTCCTCCCAATCGCCGAACGACAGAGGCTCCCAGTCCGGTTCGACCTTGAGGGATACGACGTCGGGTGTCACGTCGGCGATTCGGCGCGCGATCTTCTCGCAGTACTCCTCGGACTGCTCGATGAGGATGGCTCGCCTACCCGCCGCCTTGGCGGCGTGACCCGTCGTCCCCGAGCCCGCCGTTGCGTCCAGAACGATCTCGCCAGGCTCGGTAAAGTCATCCATGAGGGCGCGCATGAGCGGCAGCGGCTTCTGCGTCGTATGCAGACGCGGATCCCTGCCACTTCGGTTCAGAACGATCGGCACCTTGTAGACAGGCTCGAACTCCCAGACGCCGTGGCGGCCCCCGCCGTTCCAGCGCTTGCGCCCGCGGGGATGAGCGATCGTGATCGCTTCGAATCCGGTGGCCGGGCGATCTCCGGAGAACTGGGGAGTCGACCCGACCTTCACCCACGCGCCCGTACGGACGTAGTCCAAGCCCTCAGCGGTCAGATCCTCGCGCCATAGGTGGTCAGACTCGACATCCGAGAACACCAGCACCCACCGCTGGGCGATTCTTGCGAACTCGGCCGCGAGGAAACGCCTGTCCCCGTCCGTCAGGTACTCGAACCCCAGGTCCACATTCCGGCGGACATCGGCGCCGTACCGACCACCCCTGTCGTTCGCGGCCACCATTCGACTGCTGCGCGCCGCTCCATGTACATGCTCGCTGTACGGCGGATCGCACATCACTACGTGCGCCGCTTCGATCGTCGGCAGCACATCCTCGTACTTGCCGTGATGCAACTGAACGAACGCGTCCTCGTAGAAGAGGCTCATCGGTGCGCCCCATACTGTGCCGCGATGGCACGGTTGATGTTGAGCATCGAGTAGACCTTCGTGCGGAGTGCCTGCTCCGTCTTCTCGGCGTAGTGGTACTCCGCCTTGGTGTTGTGCCACGTCTGCAGCTCGGCGAGAGCGTCCACCTCGGCTTGGGCGCGGGCGAACGTCGCAGGGACGCCCGCCTTGCCGTAGCCGGCGAGGTGCTCGTTCTTCTTCCGCGAGTAGGCGCGCTCGGCGGCGTACCGGCGGTCGTTGATCTCGAGCATCACGTCGGGCATCTCTTCGAGGAGGCCGACGGCCTCGCGGATGAACCGCTCCATCTCGCCGGGGTTCGTCGGTTCGAACGTGAGCAACTCGGCGCCGCGCTTGATCGCGAAGCCCTTCTCCTGCACCTCTCCGGTGTCCTGGTCGACGGTCACGGCTGAGCCTGCTTCCGGGTGGCCCGGCGGGCCGCGCGCGGGACGGGGCGGCCGTGGCTCTCCGCGTCCGCCACGGCGGCGGCGAGTGCTGCGGAGATCTCCGGGTTGCGGGGACGGAGGTGACCGGGGATGCGGGGGGGCTTCGGTGCGGTCGCGGGGCGCAGGTCCACGGTGGGCGGGTGCGGCGTCGGGACAGGTGCCGCCACCGGCTCCGGCGTCCACGCGTACTCCGCGCTCCGGACCGGCTCGGCCGCGCGCAACTCCGCGAGCCGTGCGTTGTACGCCACCTCGCGCGCAGCCGTGCGGGCACGCGCAGCACGGGCGTCCGACCAGACACCCTTCAGCTCGTCCACCGTCTGCGCGGTGGCGATCTCGAGGTCCCAGTCCCGCGGCTCGGGCTGCGGTGTCGGGGCGACGTCGCGCGCGTCGGGCAGGTCGTCCGGTTCGCGGCGGTCGCGCAGTAGCTCGCGGAACGCGGCCTTGATCGCTCGGCGTGCGGTGAAGGCGCCGAACAGGACACGGGGGCGGTCGGTCCACACCTTCTGCCAGCCCGGGTCCTCGGCGGGGAATGCCTCGTCCCACAGGACGACTTCCTCCGCGGGGTACTGCACGCCGACGCGGTGCACGCGGGAGCGAGCGGCGACGGGGTGCGGGTGCGCTTCGGTCTTCAGCCAGAAGGGCGACCAGATGACGCCGTCGTTCGTGAACTCGGTAGCCTCGCGGCCGTTCCACTCCCCCGACTCCTGGGCGATGCGCTCGTACTCGGCGAGGGTCTTCGCGACGTCCTCGTCGGATCCGATGGTCTGCTGCTCGGTCATGCCGCGCTCGCCTTCGCAACGGGAGCCTTCTCCGATACCTCGCCACCGAGCCATTCCGGCTCGCCTCGGACCAGCAGGTTCGGCTGCAGCAGCGCTCGCGCCGTGCCGGCGGTGTTGCGGACCAGCATGGGCGAGTACTTCTTCTCGCCCGGCTTCGGCACAGAGAAGACGAGCGGCTCGCCGCGGTGTCCGACGAGGTGCCGCATGTCGGCGAGGAACCGCGGGTCGAGCCCGACGATGTTGACCGGCTCGAACTCCTCCGCTGTCGACGGCTCCGAGGTGAACAGGCGATGCACCGGGGGGAAGTTGCCGCGGACGGCGTCCGCCTCGTACCGCAGCACCGGAGCGTCCTCGGCCTCGGATGCCACAATGTCGACCGCGATGCGGCCCGCCTTGGCGTCCAACCCCTCGCTCCACGTCACCCGGATCTGCTGCTCAGGGTAGGAGCGCGCGGGTCGATGCGCGTTGGCGAGGATCCATGCCGCCTGTCGGCGATCCATGAGGAACGCCCCATGCCCTGCACCCTTCGGTCTGGGCACCAGCGTTTCGTGCACGCGATAGCGGTCGGTGGCGACGAGGTGAACGTGCTTGCCGTCGACGATCCAGTGGACCGTGCACAGCGGCGGGTAGATGTCGTCGGTCGATGCAGCCGCCAGCGCCCCGCGCAGCGCCCACTTGAGCTGTCCCGCGTCGAGCAGGAGCGCGATCTTCTTCGGCATGTCAGTTCTCCTTCGAGGGGTCGGCGAGGAGGTTCTCGACGCCGTAGTCGGTCAGCACGTCACGGGCGTAGCCGAGGTGCTCGGTCATGTCCGCGAGGATCTGTTCGCGGTATCCGGGGAAGCGTTCGTCGTTGCGGATGCGGTCGAGACGCTCGATGGCCTTGCGGAGGGCGATGCCGGCGGCGCGGGCGTCGTCGGTGATCGCAGTGGCGGTGACGACGCGGAGGTTCGGCTTCGGATAGGTCTTCCCGTCAAGTCCGTGCACGACCGGGGTGGACACCTCGGGTGCGCGCGGGGTGACATCCTCGACTTCGTCCGGCATGCCCGGGAGCGCGGGGTTCTCGTGTCCAGAAGTGGACACCTCGGCGATGTCCTTGGCGACCTGCGACTTCCCGATGCCCACGATCGGCGCGATTGCCCGTGCGCTCAGCCCCTCACCGGCGAGGTACTCGACCAGTTCGAGGCGCTCCTCCCGCGACACGCGCATCGGCTCTTCGGAGAGGGTGTCCGACAGCCACGCGGTCCAGGACGAGAACCCCGTCATCGCCCACACGTTAGAGTTCTTCGCCACATCGATCTGATTCCGTAGCTTGAACAGGTTGTTGCGGATGCCGGATGCGGTGAGCTTGATCTCCTGCGTCATCCGCTCCGCTTCACGCTGGGAGAGGATGCGGAGGACACCCGTGGGGCGGGTCTCGCTGATCGCTTCGACCACTCCCGCGCCGCGTGCCACCTCGGGGGCGGGGACCGTGCGGCGGGCGCTCACGAAGTCACCTCCGGGTAGATGCGGCGAGCGGTCTTGATGACCCGAGCCGTCAGGCCCGGTCCGCGGTTTCCGCCTGGGATGGACATGAAGCCGATGCCGCCGACGAAGCCCAGCGACTCCGCGACGAAGTGCAGACCGGAGAACGTGTCTGCGTCAAGCAGCCACACCTCGCCGGGCTTGGCGTCGTGCCACGGCTTCGGCTCCGGGTGAGTATCGAAGTAGGCGTATGCGGTGGAGGCGAATGCGCTCGGGTGAGCTACCCGAGGCTCAGACCGGAAGTAATCCAGCGACCGCCCGGTGCTCAACCTCAGAACCCGCACCGGCTGACCATCGCGCGGTTCCAGGACGACGAAATCCGGGTCCGCGGGATACCGCCACCATCCGAGGCGGGCATCCTCCTCAGCCCGAACAGCCTCCGCGACCGCGTCCCACTGTCGCGGGTCGAAGTAGGTCTGCACGCGCTCCGGCCTTGTGAAGCCGGGGACCGGCACCGGGTCCCGGTCTTCCACCGAGCGACGCACGCCGATGGCGCCGGGGTGCTCCCGCACGATCACTCCGTTGGATGCGGTGAAGTCGTTCATGATGCATCTCCGTCCGTGGGCGTGGCGAAGTCGGGGTGCTGGCCCTTCATGTGCGCGCGGACGTCCTGGAACGACCTGTTGCAGCACGGGCACACACCGGCAGCGATCCGGTTACGGAGGCGGGTGACCTGCCCCTTCTGCGCGCGTCGCTGGCGCTCGGTCGCCTGCAGTTGGTCACTGGTGCTCGTAAGTTGCGCCTCGACGGACCGGAGGCGGGCGCGGAGCTTCTCCGCTTCGCTCTCCTGCGGGTAGTACTGCTTGTGCCCGTTGGGGCAGTAGAACGTGCGGTGGTCCGCGCGGCGTGCGGCGATGAAGCTCTCCGTTGCCGCGAATGTCACGCCGCATTCGCTGCACTCGATCGACGCGAGTGTCGCGATGTGGGTTTGGGTGGTCATGCTGCATCTCCGTTCGGTGCGATGCGGAACCCGGGCGTCGCCGCCACGGTCTTGGCGTAGATGGATCCGGCCAGCTCGCGGGTGGCCGCGGCGCGCTGCTCAAGGTCGGTGACCTCGGCGAACGTCTCCGGTTCGGCTTCGGCCCACGCGTCCTCGTCCAGGACGGTCTTCGACTTCGGGGTGAAGGTGAGGGAGGCGTGCGATCCCTCGCGGCGGAGGACGTCGGTCGGGTTCTGCTCAGCGATCCACGCGTCGATGACGGGGCGGGCGGTCTTCTTCAGCGCCTCCCCCTCGGCGGCGATGGCGAGGCCGCGGGCGTACCGTGTGAACGCCTCGTCCACCTCGTCGGGGATTCCGTCGATGGCGGGCGCGCCGGCCGCGCGCCACGCGATGAAGTCGTCCGCCTGCCGGGCGAGCACGGCGATGCGGTCATCGTCCCGCTCGATCCACCGGTGATGGATGCGGTCCTCCCCCTCAACCATCCAGGCGTACAGCCACCAGTTGAGGCCGGTCACCCACATGCCGAACTGCATCTGGTCGTAGTGGTCGACGGGGACGTCGATGGCGGCGGTCTTCTCGCGGCGCTTCACCTCGGCACCGAAGTTGCCAAAGATCGCGTGGTGGCCGAGTCCGTCCGGGGTGGCCCGGTGCAGCGGGTGCTCCGGGTGCGCGAGGAGCGCGTTCGATCCCGCCAGCGCGGTGACGCCGGCAAGCTGCGCCGCGGCGGCGATGATGACCGGTTCGAGCTCGTGGCCACGCTTCGTGTGCTGGTTGCCGTGGAAGGTGGAGCCGTTGAGCTTGCCGTCGAGGATGGCGCGGCGCGCCTTGATGCTGCCGACGGCGATCGCGTGGATCTCCGATGCGGTGACGCCCTCGGCGCGGGCCTCGTGCCACACGTCCTCGGGTGCGCCGTCGGCGACGACGACGATGAATTTGGGCTTCGTCGTCTCGGTCATGACCGACCGCCGTTCCCGCGGCACGCGCAATGCTCGTGCCAGCAGATCATCCCGTGCGGGGCGTGGCTGCACTCAGTGCAGGTGCGGACGACATAGGCGTCCGACTCGGGCGTCGCAGCGTCCACGGGGCGGCGCCCGCGTCCCTGCTGCTCTTCGCGCAGGTCGCGGCGAAGCTGGTCCCGCTCGTCCGCGATACGGAGCAGCAGGTCCACCTCGTCCGGAGCGAAGGACAGACGGTTATCTGGCCACCGCTCACGCCAGCTGCGGATGTCGGCGATGAGCCGTGTTTCGTGGGCCGCCTCGGCCTCGCTGCGCGTGGCGGTCATCGCAGTGACCCGACCATGCGGCCTGGCGTGACGACGCAGTCCGCTACCGCTCGGGTGCCGTCGGAGAGGAGGTGCGGGACGGTGAGGATGACCGTGTCGTCCTCCGGCATCCACTGGACCCGGTTGTCGCCGTCGGACGCGTCGAACGGGAAGCCGCCCCACACCTGCCGGGCGAGATCGATGATGGTGGACTCGTCCATCCACTTCGTCGCCTGGGCGAACACCCCGGCGAGGAGGTTGTCGGGCATGTGCTCGACGCGGCCGCCGTCGCCGTAGAACTCGGCGAAGATCGCGTAGGCGCGGTCGTGCCAGTCGGCGCGGGTGATCTGGCGGGAGTGGTTCTCGAGGTTGATGAGGCATGCCCGCGCGACAGACGCGCGAGCCTTCGCCTCGAAGTCGTCGAGGTGGGCGAGCGCGCGTGCTCGACGCTGCTCTTCGGTGATGGCTGGACCCGGCATGATGTGCCCTTCGTTTCGGATCGCTGGCGAGAAAGGTCAGGTGGTCGGTGGGGACAGGTGCTCGACGTCGAGCGACCCGAGCGCGTCGGGGTGGGTCTCCGGGATGTCGGCGATCCACGGACCGCTGCCTCGCAGGGCGATGACGGCGAGGACTCCGCCGATCACGAGCGCGATCGCGAACGCGAGGCCGGGGTTGATCGCCGTCAGGAGGATGAGGGCGACGAGGGCGGCGAAGAACGCGGCGACGACCGCCACGGGGTGACGCTGCGCGGCGGTCATGATGCTGCCGCCCAATATCCAGTGGAGATCACTTGGCACCGCCCGTGCGGTAGTGCGGGGCGCCGTCCTCGGGATAGCCGCGCCCGTAGATCCTGGACGGGCTTTCTGCCAGAATCCGGCGGCTCCGGCGGACCCGGGCCTCGAAGAACAGGCTGAGCGCGAGGAATCCGAAGTTCAGGACCATCAGGACCGTGTTCACCACGAACAGCAAAGGTCGTCATGATGCCACCGCCCCAGTGGATGCCCCCGGCGCGTCGAAGGTTTCCGCGCCGGGGGCGGCTCCTACGATCGGCTCAGATGCGTCACGGGATTCCGGCCCGGACGCGCCGACCGAAGGAGACTCATGGACGATGAGAAGCGTGAGCTTGTTGCCGAAGCCATGAAGGGTGTGGACGAGCTGATCGACGCTCAGCTTTCCGCCCCGAACATCGTCTTGAACGAAAGCGGCGGGATCGACTTCGACGAGTGGGTGAAGTACGTCAACGTCATGACCCGGCTGTTGACCACCCAGGTTGCTCGGCTCACCGCACTCTCGGTCGCCCTCGCCGCGGACGCCGACGCGTAGCCGAATCAGCGCGGCACGCTCGCGGCGCGTACCGAGGAGC